GAATACCATTTCGCAATTAATACCATCATGGTCGATAGATGTAGCTCTGTATTAGAACTCGGATGGGAGATCGAGGAAGCCCCTCCTAGCGAAGCAACGGATCAGGCGCGTAGATCGTGGCTGTGTGATAGCGATATCTCTAAGTGGCAGGAATCGGTATTTGCGTGCGCTTTTGATGACGTCAAATCGAAGTTGAAATTACATAACGATGAGCGCAACGCTGCATTCACTTCTTGTGTGAGAAATTTCAGCCTTGGTAGATCTCTGTCGTCGATATATGGTACTAAGCCTATTGACGATGATAGAGATTCTTTATGGGAAGAAATAACAGTCGATGAATGTCTGGAGGATTACACACAGACGTGGGGATGGAAGTTTAAGAATGTAGCAGTTAATGTTTTAGAGGTATTTTGGATTAAGTACGGTGGCAGATCCATGCTCCAGACAATATCGAATACCTTTAAAGTGAGGGACGTAGCCGCTGTGACAATAGCAGCGGGAGTTACGCTAACTGCGGCGGGAATGCTCGTTAGAAGTATATCACCTTATGCTCGCAGGTTTCTAAACACTTGGAAACTTGTTGCTGAGGTATCACCCGAGCGTGGTGAAGAAAATATTGAATACGGACACATTACACCGCGCCTACTACCCACTGACGGGGGTTTCAAGTCTCTCGTCTTGGAGGAAATCCCGCGATCTACGCAATCTCATACTTCTACATCAACGCAATTTAGAATGAAATTAGAGCGATGTCTTGGTAGTTTGCAGGCCATTTATTACAAGGATGGACAAATGAAGGCTTCTGTCACTAATGCGTACCCATTATTCGGTACTTTATGGCTTGTACCGAACCATTCGTTTTCGGCTAGTATAGATTACACTCAGATAATTTTATTAACTAAAAGTGATAAGCAGGTGGGTAAGAGCACTACTGAAGCCTTTAACGAGAATAACTTATTTCGTATGCCTGAACACGATTTAGCTATATTGAATATTCCCTCTTATGGTACCGTTCCCTCGATGATCGATTACATCGCTACAGACCGTGTGTTGGCGGCTAAAGCAGGAACTATTTTTACAAAATTTGTAGATGGATCACTGCGAAGTGCAGTTGTAGAGGAAATTGTCTATAAAAAATCGATTAAAGGTGGTAAGTCTGTCGATGACAGAGGACGAGAATCGTACATTCAACAATATAGTGGCTATATGTATCGCGTGAGAGGAGGTACAGTGCAAGGTTATTGTATGAGTCCTATTGTAGACGAGGGCGGGACTACGGTTTTGGCTTTCCACCTTAGTGGTGAAAATGTTGTTAAATCGACTACAGAAGGAGGTGGATCTTATATATCTCCAATGGAATTACGCACGAAAGCCATGTGTAATTTCCCACACACCGCACTCACATGTGGGCATGATATACTACCGAGTCCATACGGTAGTAGATTAGTGTCTGAATCAAATCCTCATGAGCGCCACGCCCTACACCGAATCGATGTAAATAATTTAGTGCACATAGATTATTTGGGAAGTCATGGACAATCAGCGAAGTTTAAGACTCAGTATCGCATTCATCCTAAAGTAGATATTGTATGTAAAACTCTAGGTCTTGTGCAAGTTCATTACCCTCCCACCACTACATTTATGCGAGAAGAAGGGATTACTATTGGAGATATATGGAAGAAAGACTTAACCGCCATTTCGGAAGTAAAAGGTTGTTTTAGGCCTATTCCGTTTTCTCAAGCATATGGTAATTTACTTTGTACCTACACAGCCGCGTGGTTTGAAGCTCCTGAATTATTGAGAGAAGATACACTTCCTTATTCAAAGCAGATGATTGTGAATAACCGGGATGGTCTGAATGGCCTTACACGCATCGATATGAAAACATCCGGTGGTCCTCACTTACCCGGCCCGAAAATTAAT